CAAGTGCTGCAACTTTAGCAACAGCTCCTATAACTTCATCAATCTGCTCAACTTCTTCTTTTGCAATTGCACTACCAATTGTCTTACGACGATTTTTTAAATAAGAATCGGTTTTATTTACTTTTCCATCATTATTAATATCATCATCTTCTTTACCAACAGGATCCAATCCTTTACCTGCTTTCACCTTAGCAGTCTTTTGACCAGTCCTATCATAAGTGCTATCGTCCTTTCTTCCGGTAATCTCAACAGAAGAAATATTTGGATTTGCTCTCAGTTCAGAAATCTTGGCACGATCTGCCTTTCTCAGATACTCTCTTCCAGTCTTCTTATCTTTTACACGAATTGTATACTTAGTATCTTCTGCTTCTTCTATGACTTCGATTTCTTCTTCTATCTTTCCACCACCTTCTACAAATACCTTAGCACAAATATTAGACAATGAGGATTCTACATCTACATCCACAAAATCATACTCTTCACCAATGAGCATTTTTTTGGCAAGCATCTTAACAGGACCAGGTGCCGATGATGTTCCCAACTGCTGCATATAAGCACGCTTCAATGATGCAGGATCTGCCTTTTGCCCATCTTTAAATTTACTCTTTACCTTGTAACGAGTATCATAGGCAAGTTGTCTCGCAGCCTTTCTTACTTTATCTACTGCACCACCAGAAGGTTGAGGTGTCTGAGGAGCTTCTTCAAATACTTTATTACTCATCGGAAGATCTAATGACTCTTACTTTTTTCTATATTTATTTATAAATTGTTTGCCCCATTCACTTCCGGGAACCATTTTCTCCACATACTTTCTATGAGCATCAGTTCCTACAAGTCTTTGATCGGCAGGAACACCAGAAGGTGCATTACTATTAGTTACTGCTTCGGATACATCCTTAATCCAAGACTTAAACATAATGTTATCTTCGGTGACACAAATCAGGTAGTTAGTTCCACGACGAATAATCTTACCAACTAATCCTGTATTGAGATTTTCTACTATACTACCGACAGTATAAACTTTCTTTTTGATAAAATTTTCACGAAGACTTTTCCAATCAAACTTAGGAGCAATCTCCCACATATTCCAACCTTCTTTAATTTCCATCGCAGCACGAAGAGTATTATAAAGGTCTTTTGTTTGCTTACTATTCATCGTAGAAGGAATACCTTTACGGAATGCTGCAAAGTCTCCTTCTGCTGCTGCTTTTCTTTGCTTTGATGCAGACATTCCTTCTGTTCCTTCTGCATCAGGGTCTCTATCACCCGCAGAAAGAACCTCTACATTATCAAAGGCATAAAGTTTTCCATTATAGTCATTTGATAATCTCTCAAATTCCTGAACTCTATCTCCGCCACCAACAATTCTTACATTTGTATATCCATCATTATGTGCCTTCTTCAGAACATCAAAGATTGTTCTATTTGCAGGATCATTTACAATCTTCTCACTATGAGTCGGATACATCTGTCTCATTACTGAAACCTTTGTATCAGGATCTAATGGATTCTTTTTCTTATTCTGACTACGTGAAGGTACAATAATATAATCACCCTCATCAGAACTTGCGGCAACCTTATCTAATAGTTTTTCGTGTCCTGTTGTTGGTGGATTAAAACGACCAAATGTAACTGTCAGTGTTCCTTTTGTTTTTTCTACTGGTGGTGGTCCTTCTTGTGCAGGAGCATCTTGTGCGGCAGGTTGTTCTGGTGCTGCTGCTTTTTGTTGAGTCGGTTCTTGTGCTGGTTGCTTTTCGTATGTTGTTTGTGAAAGTTTCTTTTCTTTATCGGTTGATGGAGGATCCTGTTGTCCTACTCTTTGTCTTTTATTATAAAACTTCAGAGATCCTTTCTCTGTCTTCGCAACAAACTCTCCCTTATTATCATACCATCCACCATGGCCATCACCTTTCAGACCCAATCTTGCGGCCTGTTGTGATGCAGTCTCAAATAAAAATTGGAAGAAACTCTTCATTACTTGTTCAGTTGTTTAATTATAGATTTTTCGTTTGTAACAATGTAACTGAGGACACTATTCCTCATTTTTATATATTTATCTATAATCTTATCTGCCTTGCTTGATGAGATTTTTTTATCAAAGGTCACATAGACATATGCTAGAAAGTCATTATACTTCCTTTTGGGCGCCTTTGAGTCCGTTTCGAAGGATTGTAATAATTCTTTAACTTGTGGGTTCATTATTCTAACTTATAATAAGGTGAAGATAAAGAAGATCTGGAGTTGGCATACAAATAGAAATCCTCACAGACTTGATTTACTTTATTTTTTGGTATTGACTCTATTTTTTCTCTAAGTGCAATACAATGAATTTTTGAATATAACCACGCATCGAAAGTGCCTTGTTTTTGCTTTTTAATTTGAAGATCATTAAATTTTGATTCAGTATATCCCTTTGAATATTTCTGTAGTCCCACCTTTATGTCTTCAATTATCTTAAGTTTTTTTGTAGCATTCTTTATCTGATTAGCATAATCAGTTGAGATTGGAGATTCACCATGCATTTTCAAAAGTAAATTTACAGGGCCTAAAGATATTTTTCCTTGATTTGCCTTGGTTCCTTTTACTTCTCCCTGCCATCCAGTCAATGATTTACTTCCACCAAAAGATCTAAATTGTATTTTAGTTCCATCATTATATTTCAGGTATATATCAATACTATCATAATTCATGTCAAATCCAGAATATTCTTTCTCTAAAGTATCCTTTTTATCAAAATTTAATAGTTTTAAACTGGCACTCTTAGACATTTTTTTTAAAGAAACTCCGAACATTACAGGTTTCTGGGGATTTATTCTTTCATTCATACATTGATTTAGTCCTTTAATAGATTGTTCATCCTCCAAACATTTAGAATCATATCCAGGTGTAGTAACATATATATCTGCAGGTGACCACTTATTGATATCTAATCTGATCCCTTCCTTCTTTTTAATTCTTTTAAATTGATTTTCAATATGATCAACAGTCTTTGATCCTCTGTGAAAAACTATTCCTTGTTTTATTTTTTTAAATTTATTCCACAGTTCATTGGCACCCAATAAAGAAGATGATATCCAATCATCGGTCAATTCATTCAGTATCTTATCAGTATCTTCATCAACATCAAACTTTGATTTAAATTTTTCAACATTGGCAGGAGTAATATCAGAATGTGTAATTTCTCTACCAAGACCGAATGCCACTGCAGCGTAAACTGCCTGAGCAGACTCTGCCATTTTAGTCAGTGCTGCACCAGCACCAGATCCACCACCCTTCTTAGGTTTGAATACAATATTCAAATATGATCTAGCACTTTCAGATACTCTAAGTCCTTCAAATGTAGATTTTGGAACTTTTGTTTGTTCTACCTTTATATTTCTTTTCTTAAACTCTGCCTTTATTTCTTCTCTAGCTTCAGATCTCTCTTTTGAAAAAACGAATAAAGTTGTAACCAAAGGTCCAGCACTTTTTACTTCAGTTTCATAGTCTTGAAGAATTTCATTAAGAGCTAATAAAGTTTCAGCAATTGTTGCCATAATACTTTTTAAGTATTTATTATGAAGTTATAATCCTTTGAGATAGTCCTTCTCTTTTTGATATGGAACTATCTCACCAGTATAATGTTTCCATCCTTCCTGAATATCTGGAATTAACCATTGGTCAACTCGATAACAATATTTCCAGTTCACAGGTTGTATACAATTCATCACAACTACCGTCCAGAATGATATAAGATAGTTGAGAATTGTATACATTAGAATACGAATGTAACCAGTGCCGCATATCCAACTAGTATAACACACAATCTAGAAAGAACGCTGTAGTATTTTCTGATTGGTGTTCCAAAGTATTGTTGTCCGATCATCAAACATTTATGTGCGGGTGAGATCAAGTATCCAGAATACTCGGTGCAAAGAAACCAGACAAGATATTGAGGTCCAAAGATTGCCACAAGTGCAGAAGTCATGCCAGCATACTTGCCAGATGAACCCATAATGTAGGCAGCAACCATAGCAACAAGAGATGCAGGAACTAACATTTCAGGAGTTGCTGCTTGGAGATAGTCCATGACTGGACCTTTAATCAATCCTACAACTCCACCAAGGGCAAGGACAATCGTAGCAATGATAGCAAACTTACCATCTAACCACTTACCCCACTTCCAATCCTTAAACACAATAGAATAATAAATTGCCATTCCAAGGAACCAAGGGAAGAAGAATATTGCTCCTCCCTTACCGGTATTCAATAAAAGGATAACAGTAGCAATTAGAGGTGCCCACCCAGTAATGGCACGTCTCCAATTAAATTCTCTAACATATTCTAAATTAGGAATAACAGAAGTGGCAGGAACTTTTGTGAAAATATACCACCAGGTATAAGTAAGAGTAATAATAAGTGGAATGATTGTATATCCAAGAAAAGTTGAATAAGAAACTCCCATCACTGCCATAGGAAGAACAACTGTCTTCTCTAATGGAGACCACCAATAATAATGATGAACAGATAGATAATCAATCACACCAAAATCAGAACGACGTTGTTTATCAGGTGGTGCAATTGCATCAAGAAGTGGTGCCGATAAAGCAACACGTCCTGGAATAGGAAGAATACCACCCAACAATGATGTGATAATAACAAGGACACGATTATCCTTGATGTATTTCTTTGCTAAAGCATATACATCTTCTAATGCAGAATAATCCCGGATGAAACCACCCAAGATCATAATACCAAAGATGTAACCCATATAGAGTTCATTCTTAGCAATAGATTCAACTACTTTCGTTATCATTCACAATTTCCTCAATTTGTTTATCAAGACTTACAATTGCTTGACGAATATCAATCACACGTTGCGGACAACATGTAGGATCATAAGTATATCCTTTTATATCAGTAAATAATGACTGACGAACTGCTGCTGCCTGATAGACAGATAGTTCTAATGTTACTTTTTTATCTTGACTCATAGGTCTCCCTCAACACGATTTTCAGAATAATGGACATCAAACTCACCACCAGGATATCGTGACTTGAGTTTATCAACATTCATCTCAATGATATCATCAAGAGAAATATTGAGACCCATACATGCCTGTGCAACATACCACATAATATCACCAAGTTCACGTTTGAGATGAAATAGGTTCTCTTCGTTTACTGGTTTGCCTTGGAAGACGATCTTCTTTACAACTTCAGTAAACTCACCTGCTTCGGCACACATACCAACAGAGGCAGTGAGAAGTCGATGTGTTTCAAATCCTTCTCCACGAAGTTCTTGAATACGATACTCAAAGGCATCGGCATCTTGACTGGGTTGAGATGTGACGGCATTCACAAACTCAAGATATGCGTCAGTATTTACGGTCATGAAAATTTAAATCCCTCAAATGATTTCTTCGGTCTATCCTCGTTATTATACTCTTCTTCCCGTCCAGAGTCAAGTATATTATCTTGTGCTGACTGTTCGCAATCATAAAGACGCATCTTGGAACGATCAATTCCAATCACAAATCTCTTATTGACTACAGTATCATTGTATCTGTTCTTTAATTGCTTCACCATTATCTGTCCAATCTGCTCAAGTTCCTCAGTGCTAATAAGGGCAAACATAAGATCAGCAGTAGCAGGGAGACCAAAGGACTCAGAAGTGTCAGTAAGGTCAACATCAGAGCTACCATAACCAGAACGAGTGGTCTGGGTGGCAGATACGATAGGGACCTCGGCTTCGCCAGCCAACCCTCTAAGCTCCTCTGCAATAGATTTAATATAGCTATATGA